AAATTCAGATATAACACTCACACCCAACGGAACAGGTAATATCGTGCTAGACGCGGTGACCATATCTGACAACAAAATTTCAACCAACAGTTCCAATGCTGATCTTCAGATTGACGCTTCTGGTACGGGTGCTGTTGAGATACTAACACAGAAGGTAATAATGGCGAACCTGCCAACATCGGCGGCTGGTCTGGCCACAGGTCAACTGTACAATGATGGCGGCACGCTGAAAATAGCGTAATGGCACAACAACTGATCAACATAGGTGTAACGGCGGATGACGGCACGGGCGACACCATACGTGGCGCGGGCATCAAGATCAACGACAACTTCACGGAACTGTTCGCGAGGCCTTCCGTCGGGTCACAGTTCAACTTCATCGGCAACGAGATCATAGCCACGGACAGCAACTCGGACATAGTGCTGTCTGGCAGTGGCACGGGCACGGTCAAGATATCGGATCTGACCATAGATGGCACCATCAGGATGTCTGACAACGAGATCAGGACCAACACCTCCAACGCCGACCTCGTGCTCACAGCCAACGGCACAGGCACGATCCAGACCGCCATGGCGGACATCAATGGTGGGGCCGTAGACGGCACAGTGATAGGTGCCACGACACCGGCGGCGGCCACATTCTCAACACTGAGTTACGACAACTCCGCACTGGTCATAGACGGAGTCACTGTCAATGACAACACGATATCTACCAACGCATCCAACTCCGATCTTGAGTTGAGTGCAAGTGGGACAGGAAACGTCAACATCAATGGCATTTCATTTCCCAATTCAGGTGGAACTGCAGGCCAGGTATTACAGACTGATGCGAATGGACAACTATCTTTTTTCACATCACCTATCCTGTTTGATTCGACCTTGATCGATGATGGCACGGCGACCCTGACAGGTGATTCCAGCACACAGGACATAGATTCGTTCAGCGCATCCACCTACAGGAGCGCCAAATATCACATACAGATCTCTGACTCCACAGCGGACAGATACAAACTGGTGGAAGCAAACGTCACACACGACGGTTCGACAGCATACATCAGCGTCACTGGTGGCGCATCAAACGGTGCGGGAGACGGATCATCCGTGTACGATTCACTGGATCTATCCGCTGACGTTTCGGGCGGTGACGTAAGGTTGCGAGGAACAGTAAATAACACTAACACGCAAGTCATAAAATTCGTGAGGAGATTGATAGAAGTTTAATCATGGCAAGGATAACGCTAAACGTAGGATCCAACGCAAACGACGGCACGGGACAGACCCTGAGGTCTGCGATGCAGGACGTGAACACCATGTTCACTGAACTGTACGCTTCACCACTGTTCGCTGACGGCATTTCCATCAGCGGCAACAACATTTCCGCCAACAGGACCAACGATGATCTGGTTTTAAGCCCAAGTGGCACGGGATCAGTCACAGCGCCCAAGATTGTCATAGACGAAAACATCTCGATCACAGACAACGAGATTCAGACAACACAGTCCAACTCGGACCTCGTGCTGTCGGCATCAGGCACGGGTAGCGTGGTAATCGCCAACGCGGACATCAACGGTGGGGCAATAGACAACACCGTGATCGGTGGCACAACACCCGTCGCAGGAACGTTCACAACAATCACAGTCAACGGCTCCATGACCATGGACGGTGTGACCATCACTGACAACACGATATCTGCCAACGCATCCAACAGCGACCTGGAATTGACGGGCAACGGTACTGGGACGGTATCATTGAATGGGTTCAAGTTTCCAACCGCAGACGGAACCGCCAACCAACTGTTGAAGACTGACGGAAATGGCAACCTGGGTTTCGCAACAGCAGGTACTACATTGAACCACTCAGACATCAATGACAACAGCACCACAGTGGCATCATCGGCCACGACCGAGATCGATTCATTTGCTTCTGCAACCTACAGGAGTGCCAAGTACTTCATATCAATATCAGATGCTACCAATGACAGATATGAGATAGTGGAGGCCAATCTCATACACGGTCCAAGTGCGGACAGCACCACGGAAGCATACCTGACTGTGTTTGGTTTAACCACTTCCCACACCGATCCATTGTGCACATTCACGGCAGACATAGATGACGGCAACGTGAGACTACTGGCGACAAACATCACCAGCGATAGCACTGTGTTCAAATTCCAAAGAACCTTGATAGACCTCTAATAATCACATCAGGTTTATAGAATACTTGCTAAATATACCTACAAACCAGGAGATTTACACCAATGGCCAAACAAACCATCAACATAGGATCCAGCGCCAATGACGGCACGGGTGATCCATTAAGAACAGCATTCGACAAGATCAACGACAACTTCACAGAGCTGTACGGCACGGACAATGACATAAACACGTTGGACGCCAATATGAACGTCAACAACTTCGCCATAACCACGGGAGTCACCAACGGTGACATCACCGTGACACCAAACGGCACGGGAAACATCAATCTGGGATCAGTGACCATAAACGGAAGCACCATCAGTGCCAACGATTCAACACAGATCACCGTGGCGGAAAACATACAGACCACGGGCACACTGAACGTGTCTGGAGCCACCACCATAGGTGGTGCGGCAACCCTGAGCACTTCACTTACTTTGGCATCAGGGGCAACCGTGACTGCTATCCTGGACGAGGACGCGATGGGATCAGATTCGGCAACCGCACTGGCCACACAACAGTCTATCAAGGCCTACATCGACGCACAAAACACCGCGCAGGATCTCGACTTCTCAACCGACGATTCCACATCACTGAGCATAGATCTTGACGATGAGGTCATGCAGTTCTCAGGAGGCAATGGTATAAACACTTCTGGATCAGGCAACACCGTGACCATAGCAGTGGACACAGGCACAGTGGCGACACTCACAGACACACAGGTCTTGACCAACAAGACTTTGACCGCACCAACAATCAATGGTGCCACCATGACGGGCAACGTGACAGTGGACAACATAACGTTGAATGACAACATCATCTCATCCGCCTCCAACGCGGACCTGATACTGGATCCAAGCGGCACGGGAGACATCAAACTCACCGCCACCAGCACGGACATAACAGGCAACGCATCAGTTTCAGGTACACTGAGCACCGCGGACATCACCACTACGGGCAACCAGACCATATCAGGATCACTGACCACGGGCACGCTGAACATAGGTGACCTCAACATCGACGCGCAGGGCAAGATTACAACTGACACCAACGGTGACGTGGACATAGATCCATCAGGCACGGGCGCGATAAACCTCACAGGACCTACCAACATCACAGGAACGGCCACTGTCACAGGACAGTTGAATGTGGACAACCTGAGGATGGATGGCAATACCCTGAGCTCGACCACGGGAGGTGTGACGATCACAGCACCATCAGGACAGAACGTGGAAGTGGGCGGAACAAACGTCAAACTCACAGCCACTGAGGCCAACTTCACACTGATGGAAGCCACAACCTTGAGGGCGGACACCATACAGAACGACACGTCAGACGGTGACATCTCGATCAGCACACAGGGTACTGGTGTGATAGACCTCAACACTGCCACGCAGACCACAGTGGGATCAGCGGGAGGTGCCAACGCACTGCCGGCCACTCCTACCGGCTACATCAAGATCAAGATCGCTGGCACGATGAGGGTGATACCATTCTACGACGAAGCATAACAGCACGTAGAACATAGTCCGAAAACAGGGCAATTATGAAGAGACACCACAACAACAGAAGAGGAAGATCACCACGATCAGAGATCGCGCGTCTTGAAGAGTCCATACGGCGTGAAAGTGACAAGATCGAGAAGGAGCGCCTCCGACAGCACCGAGAACACTGGATCCGTACGCAGAATTCTAGCCACTGATCGCCAATAAATACCCTTGTAAGGAGTAAGTTTAATGGCAACACCGGTGTGGACTACCACGGCAGGCAAACTAGCATCTATAGATGAGCAGGTGGCATACAGCCTACAATTGGAGGCGAACACCAGCGACTCTACGGCCATCACTTACTCAGTGATCGCAGGAAGTCCTCCCCCGGGAATGAGGGTAACAACTGACGGACTGCTCACGGGAACACCGGCCGAGGTTGCCAAGAGAACTCTTTACACCTTCGTCGTGCGAGCCACGGCCGGTGCCCGGATCACGGACAGGACTTTTTCTTTGGATGTGAAAGGCGCTGACACACCCGTGTTTACGACGGCGTCCGGACAATTACAACTTGATGATTCCACCAGCGTTGGACTGTATTGGGTC